TTCCATCGGAGGCAAGATCACCGAGCGCGATGAGCTGAACAAAACCGTAATCACCGGCCTGAAGCTGGTCGAAGTCTCCCTGGTTGATCGTCCGGCAAATCCTGACAGCGTGTTCACCATGTTTAAGGCTGAAGGCATTGATGCAGGCGAGGGCGCAACAGTTGAGCTGACAGCTGTTGATGCGCTGGCAGAACTGTTGAACAAGGGTGAGATCACGGCAGAGCGTTTGCTTGAGCTGGCAAAAAAGAAGGACACAACGGCAGCGGATAACCAAGCCATTGCAGACGCCGCCAGTGAAGCGGCAGACAAATCCAGTAAAGCAGCGGACAAGGCCAGCGACAAAGCCGACGGCTCTGACGACAAGGCGGATGATGATGCAGCCGCAGACGCGCACGAAGCCGCAGCCGACGCTCACAGCAAAGCAGGACAGCTCGCAACGTCCAAGCAGATGCAACGCCGTCACCAACGCAAAGCACAGGCTCACAGCTCGGCTGTATGGTCGCACAAGTCAATCCAAGTAGGCGATCTGACCAAGATGAGCGGCGAGCTGGATACAACCAAGGCTGACTTGAGCAAAACTGCTGGCGATCTGGCAAAAGCGGTCATCGAGCGCGACGGTCTAGCAAAGCGCGTCACAGAACTGGAAGGAATGGCCGCCACCGGGAAAGCGTTCTTGAAGGCGGTAACTGTCACCAAAGCGCAGGATGCAGCCGCAGAATCCGAAGTAAAAGAATTAACTGAAATCCGAAAGGCTGACGGAAGTCTCGACAAAGAAGCAACTGCCACGCTGCTGATTAAGCAGGCTCACAAATCACCAATGCGACTTTCCTTTTAATCAACCCAACCCATACCCAACCCGCTTCGGCGGGTTTTTTTATGCCTGAAAGGATTTACCTGTGAACAACACAAATCAAACAATCGAGTTGCTGAAAGCCGCTCAAACCTCCGATGTCAGCAAAGCCTTCACTCAGTCTGGCTCTGCAACCACCGGCCTGACGCAATACGATCTGCAAGCGCCTGCTCTGACCCTGTACCCCGTCCTGACCCCATTACGCAACCGTATTCCTCGCGTATCGGCTGCTGGCGGCACACAGGCCAACTGGCGCGCAATTACCGGCATCAATACTTCTTTACTGAACGCCGGTCTGGGTGAAGGTATGCGCGCTGGCGTTATCAGCACCACCATTTCAAACTACCTTGCCGCTTACAAGGGGTTGGGTCTGGAAGATTACGTCACCTTTGAAGCTGACATGGCTGGCGAAGGATTCGATGATGTGAAGGCGCGTGCTGTTCAAGGTCTGCTTCGCTCAACGATGATCGGGGAAGAAAATATCATGTTGGGCGGTAACACTTCCGTTCAATTGGGCGTAACAGCGACACCAACATCCGCAACAGTCACCACAGGCGGCACACTGGCAGCGGCGACATACTCGATCATCTGCGTGGCGCTGGGTTATGATGCTTACTGGTCTATCGCTGGACTTAATAACGGACAAACAGGAAACGCACTGCCGACTAACTTCTCCGGCGTGACTATCCCTGCATCAGTAACCCGCACCAACGCTGATGGCACAACTAACACCTTCGGCGGCGGCGCAGGTCAAAAGTCTGTCGCGGCTTCTCAGGCAACATCCGGCTCAACGTCAACCATCAGCGCGACCGTAACGGCCACGCAAGGCGCTTACGCTTACGCTTGGTTCTGGGGCGTTTCTGGATCTGAAGTGCTAGGCGCTGTCACCAACATCAACTCAGTAAATATCACCGCAGCATCAACAGGTACACAAAACGCATCTGCGTTCGCTGCCGACAACTCCACTAACTCACTTATTTATGACGGGCTGCTGACCCAAATTATGAAGTCCGGGTCTGGTGCTGTTGTCAAAACTCAAGCGACCGGCGTTGCCGGAACAGGTACGCCGCTGACTTCTGACGGCGCTGGCGGTATCGTTGAAATAGACGCGATTTTCCAGCAGTTCTGGAATCTGTCTCGCCTGTCACCTGACACAATGTATGTAAATGCTCAAGAGCTTTACAACATGAACAAGAAGGTAATCGCTGGCGGCGCTGCTCCACTGTACCGTTTCAACATGGACGCAAACGCTGCAAACGTGGGATTCTCTGCCGGGGCGGTGATTGGTTCTTACCTGAACAAAATCACAAACACACTGGTAAAGGTGATCGTTCACCCAACGGTACCAGCCGGAACAATCCTTTTCTACTCAAGCGAAATCCCTTACAGCCTGTCCGGGGTAAGCAACGTGCTTCAGTTCAAGGCTCGCCGCGACTACTACCAGATCGAATACCCACTGCGTACCCGCAAATACGAATACGGCGTTTATCTGGACGGCGTGCTGCAGAATTATTTCCCGCCTGCATTCGGCGCAATTTGCAATATCGCAAACGGCTAACAAACCCAAGCCCTACCTACGGGCGGGGCGTATTGAAAGGAAGAGAAATGACAACTATTCAAGCGCCTAAAAACGGCGGCGGCGTGAGCTATAAAGGCGAATTTTACCCGGCGGATAAAAAGGGCATCGTAACGCTTCCTGATGATGCAGATCTGAGCGAGTTCGCGTCGTTCGGGTACACAGTAATCGATAGCGTAACGGCAGCGGAAATCGAGGCTGAATAATGACTGGCGACCTGACTACACTGGTGAATGCGAAGCAGTATCTCGGCGTTACGGTCACGACTGACGACGTGATGATCTCGCGGCTGATTTCGGCTGTCAGCCAGTATATTCAGACTTGGCTTAACCTGACTATTGCGCAAACCGTTTATACAGAAACGCGCGACGGAACAGGCGGGGGAGTTATGTCAACTCGTCAGTATCCAGTAACATCCGTCACGGCGGTAACGGTCAACGCCGTGGCTGTCCCACCATCGCCGGACGGTATCCAGTCTGGGTTTGTCTTTGATCAAGACCGCATCGCGCTTGTCGGCTATCTATTCAATCGCGGCATTCAAAACGTAACAGTCAAGTACACGGCTGGCTATGCAACGACGCCGTTTGAGATCGAGCAGGCTTGCATTGATATGGTCGCGGCAGTCTACAAGGTAAAAGACCGCGTTGGAATGAGCAGCAAAGGCCTGGCTGGAGAAACGACCTCGTTTATTCAGGCAGCTATGACCAACAACGTCCGCGAAATCCTGAATAATTACCGTCAGGTGATGCCCGTATGATTACCTCGTGGACAACCGGAGTTGAGCAAGTAACGGCTAAGTTCAGCCAGATACCAACTAGCTTGCGGGAATCATTGCGGCTTGAAGTTGCACGTCTATCATTTGAGTTAGTTGGCAGAGTTCAAGATGATTATCTATCCGGGCGGGCGTTAAACGTCAGGACAGGGCGCTTGAGGCGGTCAATCAACGCGCAGCAGACAGACACCAGCAACGAGGTATCGGCGGTAGTTGGCGCGAACATGGATAAGGCGAAGTATGCCGCTGCATGGGAGTTTGGATTTAATCGCAAAGTTGGTGCAGGCGCTAACGGTGGGCCACGTACTTTATTCGGCAAGGCGCGTGAGCGTTACTTCCTGAAGCATCCGCCAGGTACTAAAGATTTTGCCGCTCGTCCATTCGTTCATCCTGCATTCAAAGGGATGACCGTGGAGATTATCTCCGGGATTAAGCGGGTAGGACTGCAATCAGCAAAGGACACATTCAAATGAACCGCGAGGCGATCTACTCAAAACTGTTCAGCGTCATAAGCGGCACCTCTGGCGTGGTAACAGTCGGGCGAAAGCTGAAGCACTGGTCTGAGGTGTCACAAGCTGAGCAGCCAGCAGTCTTTCAGGCGCAAAAATCTGAGGATATTATCAACCAAACGGGAATGCCAGCAAAGGTCAAGATGCTGGTGAATATTTACGTTTACACGCACAGCCAGGACCCATACGCATCACCCGCAACCGCCATGAATACGCTGCTGGACGCGATCACCGCTGCTCTTATGCCTGATGGTGTCAGTCAGACGCTGGGCGGCCTTGTGGCGCATTGTCGCATCGCCGGAGTAATCCAGACCGACGAGGGAGTGTTGGGAGATCAAGCTGTATCTGTGATTCCAGTTGAAATTTTAGCTAACGTATAAAGGACGCACGTTATGAAGATTCAAGTACCAGCCGATTTTAACGGCACGATCATCGACGCAGACGGAACGAATCACATTCCTGATGACCATCATCAGATTGATGTGCCGGACGGGAAGCTACCGTTGAACTTGTGGGGGATGGGGTTTTTTGCAGCAGCAGAAGTCCAGCCAGAAGCAGCAGAAGTCCAACAGATCAACGACTAACCTATTCAAAACCAAAATCAGGCCCGCCTTGTGCGGGTTTTTTCATTCCTGAAAGGAAAATAATATGCCCGCACAATATAGTTTTGGCTCTGGATCACTGATCGGCACCCCGCTGACCAGCGCATCAGGCGCAATTATCACCAACCCGTCGCCCGTGCTGTTCGGCGGCCTGCAAGACTGCTCAATCGACATTTCAACCGACGTAAAAGAGCTATTCGGTCAGAACCAGTTTCCTATCGCTGTAGGTCGCGGAAAAGCCAAAATCACTGGAAAGGCGAAGATGGCTCAGATCAACGGGATGCTGTTCAATGAGCTTTTCTTCGGTCAAACCCTAAACTCTGGCGTTTACACTGATTACATTGATACAACTGGGACATCTGTACCGTCTACTCCATTCACAATCACGCCGCTTACAACTTACTCATCGCAACTGAACGGAACGACGCCAGTGTTCGGCTACGATCTAGGTGTTCGTAACGCGCTGGGCGTGCCGATGACCCGCGTTGCGTCTGCTCCAACCACGGGGCAGTATTCGGTGACAGCAGGTGTTTACCTGTTCGCGCTGGCTGATGTTGGTACGACCGTGTTTATCAACTTCAACTACACAGCAACAGCCGCAGCAGGCGCAGCCGGTCAGGTGAACAGTATCGTTTCAAACGTGTTGATGGGGCAGGCGCCAACTTTCCAGACCGACTTCAACACCGTTTACAACGGCAGCAGTTTAACTCTGACGCTGTACTCATGTATCGCTACAAAGCTGTCTTTCGCAACCAAGATTGATGACTTCTTGATTCCTGAGTTCGACTTCGCGGCCTTCGCCAACAGCGCCGGCCAGGTGCTGCGCTGGCAGACCACTTCGCAGTAATAAGCGCATCGGTGGGCTTATTCCACGCCGGATAAACGTAACCGGCACTCATTCTAAATTAAGGAAAAATCATGACAAAAATCACACTCGCCGGTCAATCATTCGATGTTCCGCCGCCTCCGTTTGGCAAACTACGCAAGATCATTTCTGCATTCAATGTTATGCGCAATGATTCGGGTTCTGAGGAAGCAATGGATAAGGCCGCGCTGATTTTTTCATTGCTGACAAACAAGACTGTCGCAGAAATCGACGAAATGCCAATCGGTGTATTGGAAATGGCGGCGGCACTTGCACAAGTTCCTGAAATATGCGGATTAGTCGAGGTTGTTCCATCGGGGGAAGCGTAGCAGGTGACGGGTGGGAACTGCTGTATTGCCACCTTATCACCTGCTTTAACTGGTCGTGGGAATACATAGATGACCACATGACACTGCCAAGATTGGATGCGCTACGCGAATATTGGAAAAGCAACCCTCCGCTTCATCAGATCATGGCGGCTTATGCCGGATTTAAGCCAACCGAAGTACCAGAAGAAAAAGAAAATAATTTAGCCGACTTTATGGCGGCAACACAAGGACTATAAATGTCAGACAACGACGTAAACGTAAAATTCGGCGCGGACTTTTCCGAATTAGATTCAAAAATGAAAGCGTCGGCTTCGTCGTTCTCGTCTGCAACAAAGTCTATGACAGACCAGGCTATAGCCTCGTATGGCAAACTTACCAGCTCTCAACAAAAGTTTTATGCCGAACTAGATGCTGAAATTGAGGCTGAAAGGAAAGCGGCAGCAGCGGCCTACGCACTAGCTGAAGCGAACAATGAAGTGGCTAGCACCTCAGACAAGGCAGCGCACGCAACAACAGGACAAAAGCGCGAAGTCATGGTCATGGCGCACGAAATCATGACCGGGAATATGTCGCGTGTACCAGGGAGTTTTATGGTGCTGATGGAGCGCACAGGCGGCCTGACAAGCGCGTTCTCAGCATTGGGTGGAATGATACTCAACCCAATAGGCGCAACACTCGCGCTGACAGCCGGGGCTGTTGGGCTGGTACTGGCGTTTGACAGTGCGCGAAAAGCGGCAGATGAACTTAACAATGCGATCAACCTGACCGGAAACTTCTCAGGGAAAACAGCCGCCGGGATGCAGAAGCTATCCTCAAGCGTATCCGCGTCAGCAAATGTCAGCATCGGTGATGCTAACGCCATTGGTAACGCACTGGTCAGGCTCGGTACTATCGGTGCGGGCGCTTTCGACAGCGTTGCTACATCGGCAGCAGAATACTCGCGCGCCACCGGCAAAACAGCTGAAGAGTCCGCTGACTACATGGCAAAGATTTTCACAGACCCAAAACGCGGGGCAGAAGAATTAAACGCATCAATGCACTTTCTGACCTCGGCGCAGATGGAAAACATCGCCACAATGACCCGTCAGGGCGATGTAGCAGGCGCACAGCTTGTTTTGTCTGAAGCCTTGAATAAGCACATAAGCGACGACACGGACGCTCTACGGCAGCAGGATGGGGTTTTAGGGGCTGTTTCAAAAGCGTGGTCGTCGTTCTGGAATGCCGCGACGCACTCAGCAACGGCGGTCGATAAACTGGCAGCGGCAAAAGAACACTTACAACAGATGAAAAGCGGCGGCTGGGGCGCTGACGAAATCGCAATCGCACAGCAGATGGTCACTACTCTGAACGACGAGGTTGAGGCAACGAATAATCTGGCGGCGGCAAAAACCAAGCAGTCAACCGCGATTGCCAAACAGTCCGCAATCGACGCCGAACTGCATAAGGGTAAGGCATACCAAGTAAAAGAGCTTCAGGACGCAATTAAGCTGCTTGAAGCGGGTAAGCAAACTAACGAATCGCTGGCACGCGAAAAAGAGTTGCGCGAGGAAATCGCCCAAATCCAAAAGCCCAAAGCCATAAAATCGCCAAAATCAGACATGTCAGCATGGCGTACTGAACTAGCTGAAAAGCACGATGCAGAAAGCGCATTTTTTGCGTCCACGCTGGCAGACGATGAAAAGTTTTGGGCGGCAAAGCTGGCGAACGCAAAAAAAGGCACTACTGACGCAATCGGGTCAGCGCATGAAGTCGCCACCCTGCACAAACAGATCGCTATCGAACAGTTTAATGACGAAGTTGGCGTGATGCGCAACCAGGAATCAGAGGCCAAAGCGGGAAGCGTGGAGAGACTGGTAATTGCCAATCAGGTTGCTGCAAAGATTGGCGAAGCATATCACTATGAGGGAAAGCAATATATTGCAGCACAGCGCGAAATAGCAACAGCGCGAAAAGAATTTGATGCTGAAGAAAAGAAAAAAGCATCAGGAGAAATTGCTTCAGCGCGCGATGCGGCTACGGCTGAAATAGACATTGCACACGAAAAACTAACGGCACTTAAAATCACAGGGGATATATCGGCACAGGAAGAAATCGCCGGTTTCAAGGCACTGGAAGCGAAAAAATATGCAATCTCGCTTGATGCGCTGCAAAAACAACAAGCGCTCGATGCCTTAGATCAGGACGCCACAAAAAAAGACTTAGACGCGATTCTCAAGCTGCAAACAAATCACGAGAAGGACGTTATCCGGCTGAACGGTGAAGCCGCGAAAGCCAGTCAAGACGCATGGAACAAAGCGCTTTCTCCAATAACAGCGGCTTTCAATACCTCGATTACCGGAATGATTATGGGAACGACGACGCTGCAAAAAGCCATGCAGAAAATAACGCAATCAATCCTCGGTATGTTTGTGCAGCTGGGGATGGATATGGTGAAGCAATGGGCGACACATGAACTGGCTAAAACATCACTCACGCAGGCCGGAACGATGAGCCGGAAGTTGCTGGAGGCAATGGGTCTGGCGGCAACCGTTCCGGCGCAAGCGGCAGCATCAGCAGCGACAATCGCTGAAAAGAAGGTTGAGGCGGCGGCAGTAATTCCAGCAGAGGCAGCAATTGCGGCAGGCGGTGCGGCGTCAGCAGTGGCGGCAATCCCTGTTGTTGGACCCGCAATGGCTGTGGCCGCCTACGCTTCGACTATGGGTATGGTAATGGGTGGACTGGCGGTTGCATCCAGTGCTGGCGGCGAGTGGAATGTAGGCTCAGACCGATTAAACCTAGTCCACAAAAACGAAACCATCTTGCCCGCACGCATCGCAACACCGTTGCGCGCAATGGTCGAGAACGGTTCGATGGGTGGCGATACGCACGTACACATCCACGCAACTGACGCGCAATCAGTGAAGAATCTGATCATGCAGAACGGAAGCGCAATTATGTCGGCAATTAAATCTCAAGCGCGCGGATTCAACACGAAGGGGATGATATGAGTTCAAGCGTATTCCCGACACTGCCCGGCATGACGTTTGACATCAAGAAACGCCCGCAGTTTTCAACGATTATTCAGCGCACCGCCAGCGGGAAAGAAATACGCTCCGCGCTTATGTCGTACCCGCTCTGGCAGTTCGAGATTGGGTTTGACGTATTACGAAGCTCGGCTGCATACGCTGAGTTTCAAACGCTGGCGGGGTTCTTCCTGCAAATGATGGGGAATTACGACACATTCCTGTTTAACGACACTTCGGATAATAGCGTGACAGCGCAACTGTTCGGAACTGGCGATGCCTCGACAATAAGCTTTCAGTTGGTTCGGGCGCTGGGCGGGTTTACTGAGCCGATTCAGAACGTGAACGGAGCGCCTGCCATATATGTCAGCGGCGTACTAAAAACGCTGACGACAGACTACACGATCAGCAGCGCAGGGGTAATCACCTTTGTTTCTGCTCCCGCATCCGGCGCGTTGCTCACATGGACAGGCGGGTTTTACTACCGGTGCCGGTTTGATATGGACGTGGCTGAGTTCAATAACTTCATGTCAGGGCTGTGGGATATGGGGAAATGCGCATTTGTGAGCGTGAAGCAATGAAAAATATCACTACTGTATTGCAAAATTTCCTTGTCTCGGCAACTGAGTTTGCTACGTGCGACTTGCTGACCATCACGCTGCAAAATGGCACGATTATTTATGCCACAAACGCAGATGTGGACATCACATGGAATAGTGTGTTGTGGTCATCCTCGGTTATCAAATTCGGACGCAGTAAAACATCATCGGCCACAGGTGGCGCGGTTGCTGACCTGCAATTACAGATCTATGCGGATTCGACTATCCAGATCGGCGGCGTTCAATTGCTTCAGGCGGTGCGTGGTCGAATTATGGATGGCGCGACAGTAAAAATTGACACGCTGTTTCTATCGGACTGGCAAACGCCCGTCGGCATCGTTAACAACTTTTTTGGTCTGATTTCAGGGATTGAGGCAGGCAGGACACACGCCGCAATCACCGTTAAAGCGCCTACTCATTTGCTCGATACGCAAATGCCGCGCAACTTGTACCAGGCTGGCTGTATGCGGACGCTATTTGATGCCGGCTGCACCTTAAACAGGGCTGCGTATGCAACTGCTGGCGTTATCCAAACGGGGTCAGCAGGGGTGACTATCAATTGGAATGCGCCAATTCAGCCCACAAACTATTACACACGCGGGTACGTGCTTTTTACCAGCGGAACAAACAACGGATTGCGATATACGGTATCTGCGTCTGCATCTTCGGGTGCTTTGGTGCTGTCGCGACCTATGACCTCTCTCCCCGCAGCGGGCGACACGTTCACTGTCTATGCTGGATGCGACAGGCAGCAAGCAACATGCGCAACCAAGTTCAATAACCTCGCAAATTTTAAGGCGTTCCCGTATGTTCCTGTCCCTTCCACAGCAATCTAATCAGCGCCAGGCCGTAATTGATGAGGCGATGACGTGGCTTCGCACTCCGTACCATCATGCCGCTCGGGTTAAGGGTGCTGGCGTCGATTGTGTTCAGATATTGATAGCAGTTTATCAGGCTGTCGGCGCGGTTGGAGAAGTCGAGACAGGGGATTATGTGAGCGACTGGATGCTTCACCAAAATGAAGAAAAATATCTCAACGGGATTATGGCGCACGCGCATCCGGTGGAAGTGCCGCAGGCTGGTGATATTGCGCTCTACACGTTCGGGCGAACAGTCAGTCATGCAGCCATCGTAATCAAATGGCCTCTCATTATCCACGCGCATCGGCCTGAAAAAATGGTTGTGCTGGGTGATGGCGAAAAAGGCGACCTGGCTGGCCGATTGCACGGGTTTTACAGCGTTTGGAGCGATGAATGAGTGGCTTATTTAAAAGCAAAGTATCTCAAATAGCGCAGCCGACCGCAGTTGCCGGGATACAGGTTCAGCAGTCTGTATCGACGCTGCCTATCCCCATTCTTTACGGACAGTCCATGCTCTCGCCGAATATGATTTGGTTCGGGGCGTTCGCGGCAACGCCGGTCTCGTCAGGTGGTGGAGGTAAAGGCGGTGGAGGCGGCAAGGGCGGTGGTGGAGGCGGGAAGGGGGGCGGATCAACGTCCTACACTTACACCGCATCTTATGCGCTCGCATTGTGCGAGGGCGCTATACAGTCTATCGGCAACGTCTGGACCGGCGGAGCGGCGACGACGATGAGTGCGCAAGGATTTACGCTGTTCACAGGATCATACCCTCAAGCGCCGTGGGCGTATTTGACAACCAACTTTGCAGGGCAAGACCTGCCATATAGCGGAACTGCTTACGTCGCAATCGCAAACGGGGGTTTAAACTCAGGCGGGGCGCTTAGTAACTTCAGCTTTGAGGTACTTGGGAAGTATCAGGTTTCAGGATTGCCCGACGCAAATCCAGCACTGTTCCTGCCAGATTACCTGACAAACGCAAATTATGGTGTTACCGGTTTTAAATCGGCATGGATAGGTAGCCTTACCGCGTTTTCAACTTACTGCCTTGCGCAAAATCTGCTGTTAAGTCCAGCGCTTTATACTCAAGAAGCCGCCAGTCAGTTTATACAGCGGCTAATGGAGATTACAAATAGCGACTTTTACTGGTCAGACAGCCAGTTTAAGGTAGTCCCGCGCGGGGATACGACGGTTACAGGAAACGGCGCGACTTTCACGCCAAATCTGACCCCTTTGTTTAATCTCACGGATGATAACTTTGTCGTCACAGGATCGGATGAGCCTATAAAGCTATCCATTTCCGACCCTGCCGATGCTTTCAATGACGTTACAGTTCAGTGGACTAACCGAGCAAACGGGTACACTCAACAGCCGCTCGAATTGAGCGACCAGTCTGCAATTGATACCTATGGAATGCGCAAGGAATCAGCGCAAACCCACAGCGAAATCTGCGACCCTGCTGTTGCTCAAATCTCTGCGCAGTTGCGATTACAAAGGCTATTGTCATTTCGCAACACCTACGACTTCGTGCTGCCAGTCACGTTCTGTATGCTTGAGCCGACTGATCTGGTCACGCTGACAGACGCGAATCTAGGCTTGAATAACCAGCTCGTCCGCATCCTGAAAATTGATGAAGATGAGAACGGCAATCTGGCGATAAGCGCGGAGGAAATGCCTATCGGCGTGGCAAATCCGGCACTTTTCGCGCATCAGTCCACGAGCGGGTATTCTGTGAATTATAACGCCGTGCCGCCAAGCGTCAGCGCGCCTGCCTTCTTTGAATATCCGTCGGCTCAGTCAACGACGGGGCTTTCAGTCGGCGTTGCCGTTACCGGCAGCGGCGCGAATTGGGGCGGCTGTCAGGTTTGGTGTAGCCTGGACGGAGTAACGTATCAGCAGTTCCAGACCATCGAAGGTGGTTCGCGGTACGGAACAATTACCAACTTAATCACCAGCGCAGCAGGGCAGGTGGTCAACATCAGTCTTGCCGGTAACGGTGGGCAGCTAATAACGACTTCAACAGTTGCCGCTCAAAACCAGCAGTCGCTCTGTATTATCGACAACGAATATGTCAATTTTACAACTGCGACGCTTACCGGCGTGAACACTTACAGCCTGACATTGCCTATGCGCGGTCAAAACGGAACGCAGGCAGCAAACCATTCATCCGGCGCACAGTTTGTTCGGGTAGATGGTTTTATTAGCTCGACTGGAGAAATCCCATTAAGCAGTATTGGGACGACAATTTACTTCAAATTCCTGTCGTTTAACCAGTATCAGGGCGGATTGCAAAACATCGCAACCGTCACACCATACGCATACTCGGTCACGGGCGTTATGGCAAACCTTCCTCCGTCAAATGTAACGTCGCTGACGTACTCTTTAGGCGTGAACGGGGTTGTGTTTTCGTGGGCGGACGTTGCTGACCTTGACCGAAAAGATTACGAGTTGCGTGTTGGGTCTAGTTGGGCGACGGCGGCGTCTCAGGGATTTTTTGGCACCAACTCAGCGTCATTTCCTCCACTTTCGGCAGGGGCGACGACATGGTGGGTTGCTGCAAGAAGCCAAAATTTGATTAAATCCGCATCGCCGACCTCAGTAACGCTCGGTGTAATTACTCCAACTGCGCCCGTAGTGACATCCAGCATCAGTGGTGTGAATTATCAGCTTTCGTGGACGGTTCCGGTGTCGGCATTCATGATCGACCACTACGAAATCCGCATCGGCACAACCTGGGCGGCGGGTACGCTAATCGGCACAACCAAGGCTACCACCTTCCAAAGCGCGGTAAATTTCAGCGGTACGCAAAGTTTCATGGTTGCTGCGATTGATACGGCGGGTAACGTCGGCGTTGCTGGCGGTGCGTCGGTGGTGATTGTTATCCCGACAGCGCCAACAGTCACGACACAGGTGATTGATAATAACGTGCTGTTTTACTGGAACGATACACACCAGACGCTCCCGCTCAAAACGACTGAAATCAGAAAAGGGGCGACATTCGCAACCGCATCCGTAATCGGCCAGAAAAACGGCCTATTCACGACGCTCTTTGAAACAACGGCAGGAACCTATACCTACTGGATCGTAAACATTGATGCGGCTGGCAATTACGGCACGCCTGCCGGTATCGCCGCAACGATGGCGCAACCGCCTGATTATGTACTGAAGGCAAATTACAACTCGATATTCAGTGGTACGCTATCGAGCGCGGTGATGAATAACGGCGCGGTGATTTTGCCGGTGAACACGAGCGAAACGTGGGCGTCTCACTTTACGTCACGCTCATGGTCAGGTCCCCAGGCGCAAATCACCGCCGGTTATCCGATTTTCATTGAGCCTGCACAAACTGGCGGCGGATATTATGACGAAACAATTGATTGCGGCACGGTGCTTGCATCATGCCAGGTGACCGTCAGTATCGTATCCGCTGTTATCTCGGGCGCGCCGTCATCTGTATGCACGATCAGCACGTCATCAGATAACGCAACCTGGACAAATTACGTGGGGCTGACGCAAGTCTATGCAACAGGTTTCCGGTATATAAAAGTTCATATCGCAGTGAGTGCGGCGGCAACCGATTTATTGCAGATTAGCGCAATCAACGTCAAATTATCAACCAAGCTCAAAAATGACGCGGGCAGCGTGGCCTGTGTTTCTACCGACAACAGCGCTGCGATTACCGGTGCCAACATCGGCGGCACGACCGTTCTATTCGCAGTCCCATTTATCAGCGTAACCAGCATCACACTGACACCGCAAGGAACAACCGTGCCGGTTACGGCGATCTATGACTTTATCGGCACGACAGCAAACCCGATGGGATTCAAAATTTACTTATATAACTCGGCTGGTGTACGTGTAAGCGGCACAGTCTCATGGAGCGCGAAGGGGTATTAAATGGCAGGAACAAACTGGACACAGCCGCTGATCACGGATACCTACACGGCAGTTTTGTCGGAACTCATGACGCGTGATGTATCGGCAGCAACGATGTTTAACAGCGGAATGGCAGCCGACACCAGCATCCCGACCGGCGCGATTCAGTGGGATGCAA